CTTATATATGTTATCCTTCTGTGCTTCCATCTTCTGCCTCCTGCCCGAGCTCTTTAAGGAGCTCCTTATACTTTCCTTCATCCGCTACCAGCTCCTCGAACATTCTCTTCGAGCTTGCTGCGATGTTCTGATAGTGGCGTCTCTCCTCTTTTTTGGCCTTGATTTTATCCTTAAGGCCGTCGCGCTGTTTGATATAAGCGTTGTCCTTGTCCCCGCGCTTGACGTGGAGCTTACAGTACTCCTGGGAAGCTTTGAGCTGCTTCTCCAGGTTGTCGATCTCCGGGCCAAGCTCCACAGCCTTCGTCATATAATCGACGTGTCTGTTGGCCAGAACTTTACGGTCGCGCTCGTTCATGGCAGCGTCCAGCTTCTCATTAAAGAAAATGATCAGATCCGCACGATGCAGCTCCGGCTCGTCGGTCATATCGATGACCTTGAGGATCTTCCGGAGGACTGTCTTCGTGCAGGGGAACATCTGAGACATATTGATCGTCATATTTCCCCGGCCGGAGCCGGTGTTATAGTTTAGTGTCATCACGTCCATAACTTAGTCCTTCCTATAAAAATCACACTCATAGGTCCCGCCCTTAAGCGGTAAGCCCGGCGCCCAGTCTATGGGCTCGGCCATGAGGTTATCCACAAACTTGGCGGCCTCGATATCGTCCCTCGGCACGTCCAGGATCATCTCATCATGCACATGGAAGACGATGTTATAGCCCTGCGCGGTTATCTGCTTCATCTTCTCAGCCAGGCAGTCTCTGGCCACACTCTGCACGATGTTCTCTGTGAGCTTCCCGCCGTATGTCTCGGCGCGTTCCCACTTTTTGGTCGTCTGGTTCTGCGTCATATAAGTAACGCGTGGGCCCATATCGGACTCCATAACCTTCGGATCCCAGTAAGCTATCGGTCTGCCGCTTGGCAGTTTGATCATAAGGACCGGATAGCCTGCTATATATTCCATGTAGAAGGTCGTCCCCTGCAGTGCGGAGATCACTCTCCTCGGCTGTCTTCCGGTTATCACTGCGACGGCTGCGTTCTGGCAGGCCTTCCACATATTTACGATCTTAGGAGACTCGTGTCTCCACTGCTGCACGATGCCGGCCATCTCCTCCTCCGGTACTGAGCCCGTGGTGTCCATCTGCTTCATGGCTCCCACTGATCCACCGTATCCCAGGGCGAGCTCTGCGACCTTACCACGCTGACGGAGCTCTCCGTTAACGCCGTGCTTCTCTACCGGTACGTGATAAATACGGCTGGCAGATTCGCAGTAGATGTCTCCGTTATTCTTGAAAACATCCAGGCGCCACTCTTCTCCGGCGATCCATGCGATCACGCGGGCCTCGATAGCACTAAAGTCAGATACTACGAAGCGGTTGCCCGGTGACGGTATGAAAGCGGTACGGACGAGCTGGGAGAAGATACCGGAAGGCTCTCCGTAGATCATCTCGAGGCCTTCAAAGTCTCCCATCTTGACCAGTTCCCTGGCCATATCGAGCTCTTCGTCCGGCATGGTATTCCTTACGAGGTTCTGAGGCTGTAATGAGCGCCCCGCCCATCTTCCGGTATGCCCGCCATAAAACTGCATGATGCCGTGAGCTCTGTCGTCATGGCTGGCGATGTCGATCATCGTCTGATACTTCTTTTTTGATGTCTTCCCGAGTGCCTGGCGGATCTCTAAGACTCTCCGGACGTCCGCATCGATATCCGGATCCTCTAAGATCTCACTGACGTCGTCCTTGCGGAGTGATTCCACCGGAACGCCGTGAGATTTAAGCCAGGGCTTAAGCTGTGCTAAGCTGTTCGGGTTTTTTAAGCCGGTTATATCGATGGACTCCTGCAGGAGCTCCTCGCTTCTTTGGTTATCGAAGCCTACGATCTTCTCGGCCATGTCTATATCTAAGAGCACGCCTCTGTCATTGATCTCCTGATCAAGATCCCAAAGAGTCTGTTCTGACTCATCCGGGCGCCAGTTCTTAAGCTTGTGGAGTATGTTCTGCTCTACAGCTACGTCCTGGATGTTGTACTCCTTAAAAAGCTGCCACTTCTCCGGTGCATTGATCGGAGTGTTACGTGTGCGGCCTCCGTTTGCTTTGGTAGGTTTGCAGGGCTTACAAAAATACTGTATTAAAGCCTTGCCGGTCTTCTTTTTCTGCTCTTCCTCAGTGAGTCCGAGAGCCGGGCCGACGTCAGCCAGTGCACGAGGGAGCCCTAACTGGACGGCGAGGATCATGGTACAGCGCCACTGTGATGGCGGCATAGCCTGACCGGTATGTTTGGCCAGACAAGTCCGCTCGAAGTTGGCGTTATATGCTGTTTTGATGATCGCCGGATCCGTCAGAGCTTCCCAGAAGCGTGTATGATCGTCCGGCTCCGGTGCGATCAGATCTATGCACTTGATACTGTCCTCATCACTGAACTTATAAGCGATAAGTAAGACCTCAAAGTCAGGGGCCTCGCTGTATGCGTAGGCCCCGTTTTTGATATCTACAGAGCTAAAAGTCTCTATATCAATCCCCAGCTCAATCGAGGAGACCATCTTCGTCCTCAAATTCTCCCTCGAAGTCTGACTCTGCAGATGCGCGTGTACCGCCAAGTGCTTCGCCGTCTCTGGTCTTCATGATGTTGTTAAGTCCTACGCCGATGCCGTTGTTACCGGATGCAGCGAAGGGGAAGAGGTTGATCGATACCTTGCCCCAGTCTCCGCTCTTAAGCTCATCAGATGAGTAGAGCGTCTCGTGGTGGCTGTCTACGATACCGGGCTGCTTTGTGCTGGTAGCGTTAAGGAAGAACATACCCTCATATTCGGGATTAGTGTCGAGATCCTTCTCCTCGTCTCCGTCTCTAAGAGGGAGCTTGAGGTTCTTAGGCACCTTACCGCCCCACTTAGATTTCTGGCCCATCTCTGTAGCCTCGTCGATAGCTTCCTGGATGAGCTTGATAGTCACCTTGTCAGTCTTAGGAATGAGCAGGCAGGCGCTATACTTCTCCTCCTGCCCGGGAGTAGCCGCATACTTCTCGAAAACGTGCAGATAGCTCAGTCTTACCTCCCCCGTGATTACTTTGTTAGCTTCTCTTTTAGCCATAGCTTTGTCCTCCTGATTTAATCATTAAATTCTCCGGCGAAGTCATCCTCTGCCGTACCGTTAACTATTGCCGGGCGTTTATCCTCTTCCGGCGCGAGTGTAGGCTTGCCCTGAGGCTTCTCTACATAATCGCCAAGTACTTCGTTAAACTGCTTTTTACCCATGAGCTTCTCCATCGCCGTGATGGTGAGGAGCTTCTTCTCATAGAGCAGGGCCTCGTCGTATCCGGCGCCCTGGCACTGTCTGACGATCTCCTCCTCCGTTCCGGAGTATTTTCTGTTAGATCGTCCTTCGACTACCTTCCAGCCGGGGAACTCTTCGCCCTCTAAGGCTCTCGTGAGAGCTCCGTCCTTAAGGTCTTCCGCCCACTTAACGAGGCCGTCTACCTTCTTAAGGATCTCCGCGATCTCATCCACGGAGAGGAGCTTCTCGGCCATGTACTTGGCCAGATCCATATAACTCTCTGCCCTTGTTCTGCAGGACTGTCTCGCCGGGCAGAACTGGCACCAGTCGCCTGCTGCCGTTGGAGCGTCATCGGAGAGCGCGAGCTGGGCGGCAGGTTTTACCTGGTTCTCTCCCCAGTCCTTAAGCTCTTCGGCGCTGATCTTGTCGCTCGATACGTTATCGAGGCGAGGCTGGTAGATGGTCATCTTGACCTCTTCGATGTCGTAGATGGTCTCGAGTAGGTCCAGCGTGCCGAGTGCGTAGAGCCTTAGCTGGCTGTTACCTTCTGCGAAGACCGGGACGCCCTTGCCATACTTAAGATCGATAATATGGAGCGTTTTGCCGCCGATTATCGCTACGTCAGTGGTACCGAAGCCGTCCGGTATCCAGGGCGTTAAGTCTACCTTCTGCTCTGTCATGAGCTGAGCCCCTGCGTCCTGCATAACTGCATCCGTGAACTCTTCCTTCACAAAATCGACATAAGGCTGCAGCGTTTCGATCATGTTCTTGTCGGATCCGGCAAGCTCCGGGTGATCCTCGTAGAACTTATTGATCAGCTTTTTGTGTGATGCTGTGACCGTTCCGGTCTTAATGAGCTGCTCCGCAGCATCGTGGGCCAGTGTACCCTCTTCTGCATAGATCGAAGACGATGAGGGGAACTGTCGGGACAGTTTTACGGATCCCGGGCAGTTCATCCAGCGATGCGATCCGGAGCTGTTGAGCTCTGCGTGTTTGGTAGGTGCTGCCATCAGATTCCCTCCGCTTTGTGGTACGCTTCGGCGATCTTATCCGGATGCTTATCGATAAGTCCGCTAAGACTGTCAACCCCGTACTCCTCAAATAACTCCTTAACCTTTGCCTTCTTGCCTGCTTTGAGCTTCTTAGAGAGCAGGATCTTAAGATCTGACTCGCTGATGTCTTCGCTCTTCTCAGCGGGCTCGTCTGACTGCGCAGGAGCCTCTTCTGCAGGTTTTTCTGTCTTAGGTGTAGACTTCTCTACCTTTTCCTTTTTGGCCTGCTTCTCGGCCTCTTCCTTAGCCTCTGCGGCGTTGATGATCTCCGCTGTCTTCTTGGCTGACTCGTTCAGCTCCTTGGCTGTGAGCGGTGCCTTCTGTTCCAGGACTCTCCTGGCGAACACTTCGATCTCCTCGAAGTCGTTAAAAGTGCAAACTATTTGCATGATTTTCTCCTCCTTAGTAGTTAGTTGTGTGTAGGTGCTCCTTAGTTCGTGCTATCCCATGCCTCTGTCCTCCCTTCTGATTCGTGGTATTTAGTCATAGCGGCCGCCCTTAGACAGATCTCTGTCGCGTAGGCGCTTGGCTTCCCTTCTCCAGTAAGGAAGTCATCCGCGTGGCTGTCTCCGTTGTATCTCATGAGAACGTAGAAGTCGTCATCGTACTCCTTAAAGAGCTCGGCCAGATAATCGGCTGCGACTGCTATGTTCGGCTCGATGTCCCACATATCCGTCTCGTCATAGCCGAGGCGCTCCATGCGGTCCTTATGCCATCCGAGTGATACCTGCATCAGTCCGGTGCAGGAGCCGTTTTTTGCACTTGCATCGAAGCGGCTCTCCTGCCAGGCGATCGCTTCCAAAAACTCCGGAGCGATGTCGTAGATCTCTCCCCACTTCCTGCAGGCTTCCTCTATCTCATCCGGGATATATGGATCGTTAAATGGATAGTTAAGCTTCTCCATCTCCATCGCGTAGGCGATCTCCTGCTGCTCGATCTCGTTAAGTGTCCGCTCGTTCTCCATCTCGGCCCAGCGGGCTCTTTCGCGTTCTACCTCTTCGTAGTATTCCCGGAGCCAGGCTTCCTCCTGGGCTCTCTGCTCGGCCTGCTTCTTCTCTATGTAAGGAGCGGCGAAGACTATGAGGCAGGCGCCGATCACGATCCCGAGCACTAAGCTCTTAGCGTTCTCTTCCTTAGTAAAGCGTCTCACTTGGCGCCTCTCTTCCCGGCCACTTTCACGCAGGCGGCCGTGAAGCGTTCCTTATATCCGTCCGTATAGGTTACTTTTATCTTGATCTCCCTTGTCATAAGCTCCTCCCTCAGATGTGCTCTATGTAATACCCACAGGGTAGGCCGTCCGCCCACTCCTGAGCTTCTCGCTTCGTTGTAAAGTGTCCCGGAGCGATGTCCTGATCATCCGGGTAGACTGTCCAGAATGTTCTCATCCGGCCACCTCCTTAAAGGTCTTAAGCATCTCCTTCCACTCAGCGAACTCGATCGGGATGTCCGTGAACTCTTCGCCCTCAGTTCCCAGGACGATGATGGTACCTACGAGGTAGTCTCCGGGGATCGGGAAGTTCTTCTCGAGTCCTAAGTTCTTGCCGTCTTCGTTGCAGATGATCACGAGGCCGGGCCTTATGGTTAAGACCTCGATATATCCGCCTACTGTCTTCTGCAGGTTCTCGAGTGTGTGCGATATGTTCGTCATGTGGCCATAAGGCTCATCGGGTCGCTTGATTATTGCTCTGATCTTTGCTGACATAGGCACCTCCTTACTCACACGCGCGCATTATGTCGCGGATCATAGCCACACCGGAGTCCATTGATACGTTGACCACTCGAGAGCCGCCGTGTTCGTATTCGATGGTGACGCGCTCGTCGTCGTTGTCCAGGATCTCGTATTTGAGAGCTACGACGTCGTGCTGTCCCCTGGTGGCCTTAAGTGTCTCGCAGAGTAGATCACAGATTGTTTGTTTATCTTCGTGCATTGTTTTCTATCCTCCTTGTAAATTTAAAGTGTACTTACTGGGTAAAAAAAAGTTGCTCTACAGTCTGGCCGTAGTAGTCAGCCAGTGCGATCTTCATATCGTCCCCCGGGATGCTGAGACCGGTCTCATACTTGGATACTGCCATCTTGCTGACCCCTATAGCATCAGCCACTTCCTGCTGGCTGCGGTCTCCTCTCAATTCCCTGAGACGCTTACCGATCACATCGGCGTCGAGTCTCATCATGTTGTCACCTCCTTCGCTTGTGTAAATTTAAAGTTTACTTGATTATAATAAACCCACGGTTTACAATAGTCAATAGGAAGTACAGAAAAAATTTACAAAATTTTTAGGAGGTGATCATGTGGCAGAGTTTAAGGACAGATTTAAGGCTCTAAGACTTGAAAAAGATCTCACGCAGGACGAGATAGCGGCCAAGTTTGACCTTACTAAGACCGCTGTATCCAGCTACGAGCGCGGTAAGAATAAGCCCCGCTTCGAGATGCTCGATACTCTGGCGGACTTCTTCGATGTAAGTATCGATTATCTCTCCGGGTCCAGCGACGTGCGTCGCCCATATCCCCGGATCACTCCGGAAGAAGAGGATCGCCTGGGCGCCGATCTTGTTAATGTAGAGATCGATGTGGAAGAGTACGACCTGATCAAGGCCTACAGAAGGCTGGACGAGTATGCGAAGCGGATCATCCGCCTCACAGCTCACTTGGAAAAATAAAAAAGCCCCGCCACTGCTGGAACAGTGACGGGACCAGGATAGAGAACACTGCACGAGTGCCCTACACGCGTCTATTATATCATGCGCTCGTAGTGTTCACAATAAGGAGAACGCTATGAACTTCGGAATTTACACCCGTAAATCTTATTTTACTGACAGCTCCGACTCCGTTAAGATGCAGCTGGAGGCCTGCCAGGACTATATCAGCAGGATGGCAGACGAGATCACCAGCATAACGCCCTATGAGGATGATGGCTATGTGCGGAGTGATATAGACCGCCCTGCCATGAACCAGCTCCGCGCGGATGTGGCTGACGGCCTGATCGACTGCGTCGTGATCTACCGCATAGACAGAGTCTGCTCTGATATGATGGACTTCTGCACCTTCTACACTTTCCTAAAAGAGAAGGGCGTCAAGTTCGTCACGGTCAAGGACGGCATAGATACCACTACGCCCATCGGCGAGGCTATGATGTACCTGGCCGTGATCTTCTCCGGGCTGGAGATCGGTAACGACTCCCTCAGGATCCGGGATAATCTGAACCACCTCGCAGGCCGAGGCTTTTGGTGCGGCGGTATGCCTCCAGTCGGTTACAAGATAGAAGAGATCAGCCTGGGCGATAAGAAGCATAAGACCATCGTGCCGGATCAGGAAGCTCTCGACTTTAAGAATATGCTCATAGATCTCCTCCTGGAGAAGGATCTGAGCCTGCAGGGCTTAGAGACATACTGCAAGCAGCAGGGTATAAGGACCTTAAGAGGATCCTTTTTATCCACTACGCAGCTCCACCAGATCCTGAGGAGCCCGTACTGCTGTCCTGCCACTCCGGAGATCTACGACTACTATAATGAGCTGGGCTGTATCATCGACGAAGGAAGCCCGCGGGAGCTGTGGGACGGTAAGCACGGCGTTATGGTATATGGCCGGACGAAAGAAGTCCGGAAGGATCACAAAAAGAAGCACGTCCAGGCTCCTCCGGAAGAGTGGAGGATCTCGATCGGGTACCACGAGCCGACGATCAGCGCCGAGACCTGGCTGGCCATACAGTCACACTTCGGCCGTAAAAAGATAGATCAGACGCTTAAGCACGGGACGCCACTGCTTAAGGGCGTGCTCCGGTGTAAATGCGGCCGACTTATGGGCCTGGCCAGAAGGAAGCACGTAGACGGCTCCGTGATGTCCTGGTATAAGTGTTATAAGCGTGAGCGCGCCGGTGAGTGCGATATGTCACAGATAAAATGTAGCTTACTGGATGATAAAGTCCTGGAGATCTTCCAGGCGATAGACCACGATCCGGATCTGATCAAAAAATACGTTAAGCAGGAGAAAAAGACCGCCAGCTCCGGCGATCAGTTAAGGAAGCAGATAGCTAAACTCGAGAAAAAGATAGACCGACTCACTGAGTCGCTGGGAGAAGCTTCCGGATCTGTCGCGGCCAAGTACATAGTGGCCGAGATCGAGAAGCAGGATATAGAGCTGCAGAAGCTTAAAAGAGAAGAGGCTAAGATCAGCCAGGAAAAAAGACGGAACGCGAAGGCCGTAAAAAGCGCAGAAGATAAGCGCTCCGAGATAACTGCACTTTTGGCCGACTTTGATAATTTTACGGATGAAGAGAAGAACGAGATCGCCAGATCGGTCATAAAAGAGGCTACCTGGGACGGCGAGACTCTTTTTATTACGCTCTAAAGCTCACCTTTTTATCATGAGACTATCGGCGCTCAGGATAAAAAAGAGAAGAGGCAGACCGCCCAGGTGGGTGATCTGCCTCTCTCATTATCTCCTATTATCGTCTCCGTGCAGCGTAACGCTGGCGGAGTATATCGCATAGATGCCTAAGAGCATCACCAGGGTGCCACCGGCGAAGCCTATAAGCAGAACGGTCGCGAGGAGCGCGATCATTCTATATAGATCTTGCCATTATAATAAGCGGCGAGCCATCCGGAAGGGCACCTTATCCAGATATTAGCGCCGACCTTCTTGACCTCGAGACAAGTGACTTTTGTACCGGGATCAAGAGCTCCATCTCTGTCCTTGTCGTGCTTCTTGCCGTCAGTAGTGAGCTGGTTCCATTTCTTTTTTGGCCAGTTCGTTCCAGGGCCTTCTCTGACGTTAAGCTCTACGCCTAAGGTGTAAAGCTTGCCGACCTTAAAAGTAGGACCAGCGGCAGCAGGCGCCGGTGTAGGAGTGACCGGTGCAGGCTGGGCGTCGAAGTTGTCCCAGACGGTAAGGTTATAAGTCTCCACGATCTTGCAGAGAGTGTTTACGTAGGTGCTCGATGTTGCATATCCGTCAGCCTTCAAAAACTCAGCATACTGGCGGTATGTAGTCGCCGTTTTGAGGTTTGCGTATCTGCTCCAGGCAATAAAGCCATAATATCCGGCCACGCCTTCCTCCATGGATCCATAGACGCGGAAGTTGTCGCGGATGTTTGTGAGCTGTCCCGGAGTATACTCCTCTTTTGTGGCCAGGTTAACGCTCGGGCCCTTCCAGGCGCTTCCGCATTTCATACCAAAATAGTTATGATAAGGGGATAGCGCGCAGGTGCCGAAAGCGGACTCACAGCAGGCCTGAGCGATGACGGTGCTGGCGATCTTATAACCGCCACCTTTTGCATACTTCTGGATAAGTGGCGCGATCTGCGCGATAAAATTAGCTACCTGAGCGGGTGATGCCATACTAATCGCCTCCTTTTACCATCGTGATAATAGCCTGGTTACTTTCGAGCTGCTTATTAAGCCAGATAAGGGCTTCGTCTACCCACATAGAGAACTCCTCAAAGCATACGAGTCTCGCGATCCAGGGGAACTGTTTGATCGCCATATCATAGACGCGTCTGAGCTTGAGCTGGCCCGTACCGCTTCCGAGCTCCTTCTCGGCCTGAGTAACGGCCCACTTAAGCCACTCCTTAAGGTTATCGAGCTGCTGCTCCGTGGGAAGTCCGGCGAACTTGCGGACAGCGTAAACGACTGCTGCCACTACAGCGATAGCCGCTACGATAAGATACCAGTTATTTATTAGCCATTCCATTGATCTGTCTCCTCCTCTCTTAATTCTTCAATTTTAGAGCCTTGCCCCCACTTGTTAAGGTTCTCCGCTTTGGCCTTCCAATAATAGAAGCCATGCGAAGCTGACGCCAGGGCGAAGACTGCAGGGATCAAATACTCCAGCGGCGTCGGATCTCTCAGAATAAAGACAGCCACGATGGCGCTTACAAGCACCACCGCAGCCATCACATCCGAGACGATCAGGAGGAGTTTTGATGTCTCGACCTTCTTTTTACTTCTTCGTCTCATTGTTTTTTCTCCAGATCTTCGATCCTATGGTTCGCGACTTTGATCTGCTCCTCCAGGAGCTCATCTCTATCCTCCAGACGATAGACCCGCTCGATGAGGTTGTTATGCTTCTCGACTTTCTTCTCGAGCTGCTCCAGGCGGTATCCCGTCAGATGGTTCGCGGTAAGGATCCCGCCAAAAGTTCCGGAAAGTGTACCGACTAAGGAGATAGCGGCCACGATTATAGTATCGCTCATCGTCCGCCCTCCTATTCTTCGTAAGGCTCGCCGGTGATCATCTCGTACTCTTCCGGTGTGATCTTACCCGCGCGGACGAAGAGAGCGACATCGCTCTCGTCATAGATGCCCTTGTCGTAGTATCTCTTAACTGTCTTGTAGTATTTTGATCTCATGGTTTTATTCCTCCTCTACGTTCATGGTGTTCTCTAAGATAAGGGCGAGGGTCTCGTCCTGATCTGCCTGGGTTACTTCGATCTTCGTCTGGCTGAGCATGAGCTGAGCGTTGGCGTCATCCATGAGCTCCATCTGCTCGATCAGAGTTTTATAAGTAGGAGAGTCGTACTCCTCCATAAGTGCTTCGTAGACGTCCTCAGAGATAAAACGGCTCTCACACTCCCAGCCGGGATCTGTGACGTCTTCCTTCTCGGGAGCCTCCTCGATGTTACGGCGCTGGATGTATGTGTCGGCGCTTATCTTCTCAAAGCGTTCCGGCAGCTGCCCAGAGCCCTGCTCTTTTGTCCATTGTGTCTTCATGGCCTGCAGTCCTCCTTCTGATTATTGCCTTTAGTTGGTTAACATTGACGCGAGGCTCTATATACGTATCCCAGACGATCCTGGTGTCCGTATGTTTGAACCAGCCGAGCCGTGACATCATAGAGAGCGCCTGCCTTCGGGCTATCTTTTTGGTGCGGCTCAGTTTTCCGGCGAAGCGCGTCGCCCGGATCATGATCTTTTTTCTGAGGATCGTCTTCCGGCGAAGGAAGACAAAGCCCATATAGTCGATGGCTCGCCCGATGAGCGTGCCGCCTTTTCTCCGGTATATAAACCGGGCTATCTGGTAGTTATCCTTTAAGCGTAGCCGGATCTTGCCGAGCTCCTGCTTAATGATATCTACCACTCGATGCAGCAGGCGTTTATTGTTGCCCGTGATAACCAGATCATCCACATAGCGGATATATCCGCTACCTTCCGGAAGACTGGCCACGATACGCCTATCTAAGTGCCACAGCACGAAGTTGGCCAGCCACTGGCTCGGGTAGAAGCCGAGCGGCAAGCTCTTAGGGAACTGCCAGAAGATCCTCCGGATGAGATAGATAAACCACTCATCACAGATAAGCTCTTCGAGCATCCTGATCACTACGTCCTGGCGGACACTTTTGAAAAAGTGACGGATGTCGAGCTTCGCGAAGTACTTAAACCCCCGGGACGCGAGCCTCTCGAGGTACCGCTTCCCATATACTCCGCCTCGTCCTGGCATTGATCCGCAGCTGTATCGGTACGCGTATCGCATGACTATCGGGCTAAGCACCTGGATCACAATATGGTGAACCCACTGCTCCCAGATCGTCGGGCAGAAGATCTCCCGCTCCTTGCCATGCTCGAACACGGTCCGAGGTTTGTGCTTTTCTGGCCAGAACTGCAGCTCTGGATCTCCGCCTGGGCGGGTCTCCGTTATCATCCGCTGCATCTTGTCCACATAATACTCAAAATCGGCCTCTATCTTGATGACTTCCTTGCGCTGGGTCTTACCCTTCCGCAGTTTCATCCAGGCCTTAACAATGACCTCGCGGTCGCAGCATCTACGATGTAGATACTTATATGTGTGCAGATTCTCACACATCGCTTCTATTCGCCTCCATCCTCTCCGGTACGACCACCGGATAAAGACGGTCTGCATCGGCTTATATTTCCACTCGTCCCTCCAATAATGGCGACTAAGCCGTATTTCAACGGCCTGAGGTGTAAATGAACACGGACGGCACTGTTAACGATGTGAATAGATGCACGCACCCGAGCCCGCAGTTCCAGTTCGCATTGCTGGCCTCGTTGTTCAGATTCACGTAGGCAGGGCCATCCGTGAGCTCGTTGTTGCAATTGCCGAGACGATGGGCTAAAAGGGCCGAGGTGGCCGTCCGAGTCCCCTATATAGTTTTTATTTTTGACTTATCCGTACCCCATGGCCGGGGGAAAGCCCCCGGCACCCCCTGAGGTTACGCTGGCGCGTAACCTGCAGAAGGAAGAAGCACGCACCCGAGCCCGCAGCTCCAGTTCGCAGCGCTGGCCTCGTTGCGCAGATCCACGTAGGCAGGGCCATCCGCGAGCTCGTCGTCGCAACGGCCGAGACGAAGGGCTACACGAGTACCGCTTGCGTTACCATAAACGCCATCACAGAGTCCGGTCGATGTGCTTCCGGTGTTTTCATGCTTAGGGAAGCTACCGAAGCCATCGCCTAAGTATTCGAGATGCTTAGGATACTGCCAAGCGCTATCTGACGGCCAAGTTTTTCCGGTGTCGGTCTTACCAGATGAGCTCAGAGCGTAGCTGTAATCTTTGCATACGTACAGCTTGCCGCTGATCAAAAGCGTATAAGGGTCACGAGTCAGCTGCTGGTATGATCCGAGCACCTGACTGTGGAAGTATTTGTTAAGTGCCTTAGTAGCGGCAGCGGTTCCCTTCCAGCCTACTACGTTACCGTTGTCTACCTTCGCGTTAGCGATAACTGCCTGAGATCCAGCTGAGCATCTACCATGTCCGGCCTTAGCCTGGATATCAGTGCTCTTAAAGAGCATATACTCAAGATCACGGAGCACGTTGAGGATAGGGCCGCCAAGGAAGCGACATCTTGAGTCGAAAGCATCGAGGAGAGCCTTCTCCTGGTCGCAAGTCTTAGAGGCTACCGGAGTAGTACCTGCTACAAGCACCCTGCTGGATGCGTCCATGTAGCCCATAGGGAGCCAGATACCCTCGAGATCATCCTCGCCGTCGTTAAAGCCTACAGCAGTAAAGCCTTCATACTCTCCATCTGCGAAGATAACGGTACGGCTGTCACCGTTTGCTGCATATTCTTCCTTCATGTAGATCTTATTGAGCCATGCAAAGGCTCCACCGTTGTAGCTGGTGTTATTGTAGTCGGAAGCGGTGACTCCGTCGGCCTTCTTACTGTAGTCAGTAGGATCCAGCGCGTAGTCTACCTCGCCGTTTTTCTTGACCATATAAGGCAGATTCTTAAGTGTATCGGTTAAGAAGTCGCCCCAGTCTCCGGCTGTAGCTGTACCGGCGCCCTCGTTTGTGAGCATAGGATCGAAGTCGCTATTCTCATAACCCTGAGGGTATGTGATGCACTGGTCCGGGTTGCCGTTAGAGAAGTCCTGGGTAAAAGCCCAGAACTTGATAGCGGAAGGAGTTCCGCTCTTAATGTTCTCAGCGTTCCAGTTATAAACGCCGTGATCACTGAAAGCAAAAGCGCGATAATAGTAGGTCGTGCCGTTTGTGAGGTTGTCATCCTCGTAGGTGTAGGCCGTTGTGCCCGTGTGGGTAAAGACCAGGGTGCCGTCGTTAATGTTCGCCGGAGCGCTTCCGGTCTTACGCACTACAGCGATACCCTTAACAGTACAGAGAAGCTGATTATCTACTACAGTGTCGCTTGCCTGCACTGTGATCTTAAGCTTGCCGGATCCGGCGCCCTTTACTGTGAAGACGTCCAGGTTCTTAGGCGGTAAGCCCGTGATCTGATTCCTTTTGATACCGGCCAGGACTTCGTCAGCTCCGGCCATACTTTCCATAATTGCCATAGTTCTCCTCCTTATTCTTTAGGTGATCGTGTATATGCTTCGGCCACGCTTGCGAGTGAGCCGTCCGCGTTCCTTGTGAAGGTTGCCGTCTCCGTGTAGTAGAAGTTACCCTCGTCCGGAGTGACTACTGTCACCACTGAGCTGATCGAGCCGTCTGCGTTGCGGTTGAAAGTAGAGACGCAGGTAACATCTTCGTCCTCGTTCTCGCTTGTAGCTGTAGCGAGAGAGCCGTCAGTGTTACGGGTGAGAGTTGTCGAGCGGTTAACCAGTGCGTAGAAGCGCTTAAACTCGTGCTCGATCTCTGCGTCGATCTCGTTCTGCAGATGGATAGCTGCGTCTTCGCTGAGCTGGTCCTTCATGTGCTCAAACCACTCCATGATGTCAGCCTCGGCAGCAGTCTCGAAAGCCTGGACATCTGCCAAGATCTGATCACACTGCTCGAGATATTCGGCTCTCGATGTGGTGTAGTCTGTCTCACACTGCTCACAAAACTCATCATAGTAAGACTCTAACTGCTGCATGAGGCTCTCTGTATCGATCTCCTGGATCGCTGTGACGTATCCGCAGCGGGAAGTATCGAGACGGGTGTCTGTGATATCTGCAGAAGTTACTACGGTGCTGTTTGCGGCTCTGTAGATATTAGCCAAGCCGATCTCCCAGACGCTATCTGTCTGAGTGAGTGCCGGAGCTGTCGGAGTGCTGGCCGGAGTTCCCAGGATGATAGCCAGATAGATGTTACGATAATCGCTGTTATCGTTGAGTCTGCAGACTACTGTATCGATACGAGGGAGAGAGCTGTCTCCTGCAGTAAGATCTAAGGTCTTGATCTCCTCAGTGTAGCCGGTCGCGCCGTTGATAAAGCACACGCCGGGCTTAACTCTTACCGTTGCGCTACTTGCATCTGCCGGGCCCATGACCTGCAGGCAGTTGGAGTTCGCGATACCGAAGACTCCGTTCGTGTAGTAGCTTCTTAATAGATTCCTCAGTACTTCGGAAGTGACTCCTCTGTCGAGCTGTGGCCAGCCATGCTCGTCATAGGTAAGTACGGAAGTAAAGGGGAACGCTGTCATACTTTGCATAGATTTCTACCTCCTTGCTTTGTTGTATAATGTCGGAACCTTCTCACCGAAGACGAGCGTCACGGCGTGCTTTGATTCCTTAAATACTTCCTGGATCTCGATGATGCGAACTGTAAAAGACTGCTGTACGCTGTCCAGGATAACGTCGCATTTATCTCCCAGGTCGTAGTCCTCTAAGTAGGTCAGGCCTCTGTCAATAGTATCGAAGGTCACGTTCGTGATATCCGTGTACTTATTGAGCTCCTCGAGTCCTGCCTGCGCGAGCATGGCCTTATAGTCGGCCAGTGTTTGCCTTGAGCTGTCGTAGGTTTGTCCGGTCTGATCCACGTAGAGCTTCTTTTTGTACCCTCCACCGGATAGATCGACATCGACCTCGATCTGGTTGCCGTCCTCGTATTTTCCATTACCTACCACGACGGCGTAGTTCTTATAGTTCGATGCGTCGATAATGACCTCCTCGTTCTGCATATTGCGGAAGCCTTCGGAGAAGGTCACGAAGCTGTTAACATCCTGGTCCTGCGTTCTGTCCTTACCATGCCATACCACGAAGCTCATGGTGTTGTTTTGATAGTCATAATCGCATCTAAAGCTCAGCTCCTGAGTCTGCAGGAGCTCGTAGAGCACTGTGGCCAGACCGTGACCGGTCTCTTCCTTCGTTGTGCTCTCTCCCAGGAGCGGGTTATTAGCAGCGCCCAGCTGCAGGAGTGGGATGTCGTCCTTGTACGTGCTCACGATCGACCGGGCCAGTGTCTCGATGTTCCCGGTGTCATTAAATCGCGGGTAGACGATCTTATCGTTGAGCTTGTACTCATAAAAATAGCCGCTCAGCTGTATGACCTCACCGTCATAGCCGTCGGCGTACTGTCTTTTTTGAATAAGTCCGAGCTCCGGGCGGTCCGTTGTGAACAGATAAGCCGCATCGGCGTCATATTCTGACGCCGGGATCTGCACATTGAACTCTCCGGGCTCGTAGTATCTCCGGATCCACTGGAGATTTATAAACTTTACATAGCGGATGATATTAAAACTCGCATCCATAAACGCCAGCTGCATAGTCTACCTCCTTACAGTCCAAGATAGAGCTTGTTATAGTAGACATAGACCGCCATATTGCCATCGCCGTCGTCAGCTGCGAAGCCCATCTTATTATCTCCGAGCTCCAGGCCCATCTGGGTGAACGTGCTGGAGCGGTCGATGTGCTGTATCCAGTTCGTGCCGTTCTTCCGGATCGTACAGTTCTCGAAGTCGATCTCTACGATATCGCCCTCTGAGAAGGTTCCCAGGATGCGCACATAGTAGTCATCCTTGTAGATCTTCGGGTTAAGGGTCGAGCCGGTGAAGTTGATCGTCACTCTCGGGTAGGTTGTCGCGTCGCCGTCGTTGTTGATGTTGACCTCGTGGTTATAGCTGTAGATGGAAGCGTAGCAGGGGATCACCTTCTCCGTCACACACTCGATATAAGGGAAGCCGAAGCCGCCCTTAATACTCGCGATGTCCTTACCGAAGTCGTCCACGCTCTTAAGCAGCGGATCCTTACAGTAGAACTTGACGGTCAGCTCCATCGGTCTGTAGATGTTCTCAGATGGACACGAGAAGCCCTCAAGCTCGCCCTCGATCCACTTCGTGATGCCCTGATAGGTGATATAGATCTTATAGGTGTACTTCGGAGAGAAGAACGCCAGCGTCGTCTCCCTGATCACCTGGTTCGATTTAGGATCTACGCTTCTACACTTGATCTGTATATCGCGGTCGTCTATTCTTTTGCCCGATAAAAGGGCGCCGTCTCCGACGCCGTTTTTATCGCTGTATACTGAAAAGTTTGGGAAGTCTATCCCTTGTAAGCCCTTCGAGAGGATCTTCCAGGCTCCCATCCCCAGGATAAAAGTCTTCTGATCGCTCCGGATGAGCTTTATAAGTACCATATTAGCCATTAGATACCTCCTGCCAGTCCGAACGTCATAGTATTCTGGACTTTTCTCCGGATAGCATCCGGTGACGTTTGTGTGTCGTAGAAGTTAAAGATCTGAGAGTTGCCTGCCGCTATGCCGAGGCCGTCGCCTACGTTGGCCGCGATGGTTCCCAGGGACGCGTTAATGCTCGCGCCCATATCCAGCGGACTCATGAGGTCCGCGATACCTTCGTCAAAACCGGCGACGCACATCTCGCCCAGATATCTGAACTTCTTGGAAGGTGAAGAGATACCCAGCGCTGCCTTAGCTCCGTCAAAAAGTGACTGAGCCAGTCCGCCGACCTTCTCCTTAAGCCAGTCCCATCCGGCGCTTATGCCGTTCCAGATACCGTCTACGATGTTCTTGCCGATGTTCTTAGCTGCGTCTACGAGGTTAGAGAGCATAGAGCTGATGCCTTCCTTTAACTTCGTCATGAGCTTCGTACCGGTCTCCTTAAGCTGCCCCGCAAGCTCTAAGAAGCCTCTGACTATGCTCTTAACGATCTGAGGGCACGCCTTGACGATCGCCACGATGATAGCCGGAAGGTTTTCGATAAGTGCTACAAATAACTGCACGCCGCAGTCAATTAAGAGCGGGATAGCATCGATCAGCGCGTTGATGATGCTGTCGATAAGTGTAGGCAGCGCCGCGATGATCTGCGGAAGCGCCTGGATAAGTCCGGTTACGATGCCGAGGAAGAGCTGGATAGCTCCCTCGATCAGAAGCGGAAGGTTGTCGATAAGCGTCTGAGTAACCTGCAGGACTACCTCTATGATCGCAGGGATCAAAGTAGGAAGCTGCTCCACGATACCGTTGGCCAGCGTGATGATCATCTGCAGAGCTACCTCGATAAGCATCGGCAGGTTTTCGATCGTTGCATTGACCAGTCCGGTGATGATCTGCATACCGGCCTCCAAGAGCTGGGGCAGTGCCTCGATGATGCCCTGGATGACCATGTTGAGGATCTCCATACCGGTGTCGATCAGCGTCGGAAGGTTGTCGATAATTGCTTCGGCCAGTTTCATAAGGATCTGGCCACCGATCTCTAAGACTGTTGGGATAAGCTCCTCGAGCTTCTCACAGAGCTGATCTATACCTTCGCCGATCATCTCCATAGCCTCGTCTGTATCTCCTCCGGAGAAGAGTAAGGTAAGGCCATCCATGACAGTAGTCACGGAAGGGAGAAGATCGCCGGCCAGCTTATTCTTAAGTCCGGAGATCGCCGTCTGCATATTCTGCAGGCTGTCCTTATATGCTGCGGCCGCCTTGACCGCATCGTTTGACATAACTCCGCCGAGATCGTGGACCTGCTGCCTCATGGCCTCAGTCTCCTCAGCTGTCATGTTCATAAGCGGGCCCAGCTCTGTCGCACCACGTCCTAAGAGCTCAGCGGCCAGCGCCGTCCTCTGCGTCTCGTCGGTCACGTTCTGCAGGCCCGCGATGGTTGCGTTAAAAAGTTCTTCCTGGGACATGGTCGCCACCTGCTCCTCGGATATGCCGAGCTGCTGGAAGGCGTCGCTACCTTTTTCTGCTGCCGTGGCCAGCGTCTTCATGGAAGGCTTAAGCGCCTCGATGCTGGTGCCGCAGTGCTGCATAACGAAGTCCCACTCCTGATATGCGTCAGTAGATAAGCCCATCTTCTGGCTCATTTTGTCGATATTGTC